ATCAATGGCCTACGCAAGAAATATTCTGTGATATTCAACAAGGTTGCAAAGCTAGCGACTAAACGGATGATTTCTCGCACGTTGAAGTCGGTGAATATCTCGGCACAAATGACACTGCGAGAAATGAGCGAAGGACTAAAGCTCGACCCTAGTTATTTGCAATCAGACTGGATGCAAGAGATTATCACCGCAGGTGCTGCTGAAGCTGCTGGGTTGATTAAACTCATTCCAGAGAAATATCTCACAGACGTGCAGGGGGAGGTCATGCGGTCCGTGACTGCGGGGCAAGGGATGAAAGATTTAGTCCCATATCTAAACGAGAAATACAACAGCAATATTAAACATGCCCGCAATGTTGCCATGGACCAAACCCGCAAAGTGCATGCTTCAATGAGTGCCGCCGCGATGACATCGGCAGGAGTAAAAGAATATAAATGGATTCATACAGGCGGATCAACGCACCCGCGCAAGGACCATATTGAAATGAATGGTAAAGTATATAGATATGATACTCCGCCAGTTGTTGCAATTATGGGCGGCAAGGAAGTAAGGGGCGGCCCCGGTACAGCAATATTTTGCAGGTGCCTAGCCAGACCAGTATTCAATTTTAAAGACCTTTAAACAGGATATATTATGCCTTTGAAACAAGGATCATCTACAGCAGATTTGCTCCGGGAGATATATAACATGCTGTGCAGTGGCATCCCGGTCGAGCCAGAAGACCCTCCTGTGTCTGTGCCAGTTGATGATCTGATTCATGAAATCGTACCTATTGCTGCCGGCATCATGTACACATCCGGCGATCGAGTCCTGTTGCTCAAGCGCGCACAAGGATCGAACCATGCTGGAACATGGGCGTTCCCTGGCGGCAAGATTGACGATGGAGAAACTCCCGAACAGGCCGCACGCAGAGAGTCAAGCGAGGAAATATCGCATGATCCTGGCCAACTTGCGCTCATTAAAGAGGCCCAATTCTCAGTCTACGGTAGCGAGGGCGATCAATTCCCTCTCTTGCTAAATAGCGAGCATGATGGGTATGTATGGGCGACTGCTGACGACCTGCCTATGCCCCTACATCCTGGTGTACAGGAATATATTGATTTATGGGTGAGCAATAAATCAAAAGTATCTATGGATGAAGTAGATAGTATCGAAACATTTGCAATGGACAAAGGAGAGTCTGCAAGACAAATTGATGGCAACGGCTGGATTGAGGTTAAGGGCAACCCACTAAGCAAGGTCGGCATATTCCAATATAGAGGCCGTCAAATTTCTGCTGATTTAGACCCCGATAAGCTCTATAACGTATACCGGCCAGCAGAAGAGCTATCAAGCGAAGAATGTATTAACTCATTCAAGTTGCTGCCGTGGATTGACAACCATGTTATGCTTGGTAGTGAAGACCTTGATTTGACTCCCGCTGAAAAGAAGGGTGTCCAAGGCGTCATTGGGGAAGATGTTTATTTCTCTGATGGGGTATTGTACGGCAACATTAAAGTATTCTCCGAAACCCTCGCAAACTTGATCGACGCGGGGAAACGGGAATTGTCTTGCGGATATCGCTGTTCATACGAACATAATCCAGGATCGTTTAACGGTCAGGATTATGAGTTTGTACAGCGGAATATGCGGGGCAATCATTTGGCCTTAGTTAACTCTGGCCGAATGGGCTCTGATGTGGCTGTATTAGATAACAGTTATGCACTCGATCAAATGTGTTTTTCTCTTGATTCAAAGGAGCCTCTAATGGCTGGTGAAGTTAATGAGGGCTCCGGCGCATCGCTTGACCCTGAAATTCTGAGCGCCCTGGAGCAGGTAAAAAGCCTACTGCCAGTTATCAAGATCCTGCAAGACTATGCCGCAAGCAAGTCGGACGCGGCTGCGGAGCCTGCTGTAACGCCGACTGAAGGCCCCGCAGAGGAAGAGGTCAAGGATGCGGACGTGGCAGAAATTGCCCCTGAAGGCAAGCCCGACGCCGCTCCGACTGCCGAAGAAAAGAAGGAAGTTGCGGGTATGGATGAAGCCGTTGTGCAAAAGCTGGTGCAATCCGCTCTGGCTAGCCGCCAGCGCCGTGATGACCTCGCTAAGAAGCTATCTGTTCATGTCGGCGCATTTGATTGCAGCGCCATGGATGAATCTGCTGTGCAGGCCTATGGCGTCAAGAAGCTAGGCCTAAAGGCCACCAAGGGCCAAGAAGGCGCAGTACTGCAAGGGTATCTGCAAGCCGTCAAAGATCCGCGTCAATCGGTTATTGCGCAAGATGCTGCCGAAAAGCGGGAGAATTTCGTTACTCGTCACCTCAACAAGGGGGCCTAAATGCCTTTTCAATCTACCATCAATCTGTATCAGGCATTCGGTGTTCCGGGTGAGCTGCTTCGTGACGGCCCGCAGCGTGTCGAAGTTGGCACGATCAACAGTAGCGGCCAATCTCCCAATGTTATCGGTTACGGGTATACCCGTGATGCATCAACGGGTGTTTTTCGTGTCGGCGGCGTAGCTGGTAACGGTGCAGCTTCTGTGACTGGCTCGATTGCCGGCACGGTGCTAACTGTTACTGCTGTTGGTTCTGGTACTGTGACTAACGGACTGGTTCTTTCCGGCACTAGCGTTACTGCTGGCACCACGGTTCTCGGTCAGCTCACTGGCGCGGCTGGTGGCGTCGGCACCTATACCGTTAGCGTCGCATCTACCGCTTCGAGCACCACGATTACCGGCGCTGGCAATCAAGTGGTTTACGGCGGCATCCTGGTTAACCCCAAGGTTTACGCACTGTCTGGCACTTCTGCTGGTGGCACTCTCGCTCCAACCCTGGCCCTGCCAGATTACCGGGATGGCGAATTCGCTACCATGGCGATCATCGTTGTTTCGAGCACTACCGCTTGCAACATCGGCGATCAAGTGCAATACAGCTCGGTAACGGGCGCAATCTCTACCGTGGCCCCTGGCGCATCTGCAACTTCGGGTAGTGTCCTGATCCCTGGCGCATCCGTCTATCGTTATCCCACTGCTGCGGCTGGCCTGATCGCCGTCAAGCTGACTGCATAAAGCAAGGAGCATATTAAATGGCTAAAACTGATATTATCTCTGCCCAGCGCAGTTACATTGGCCCGCGTGATGTCCGCCCGGTTGTGATGACTGCCGAGGATGTCGCTGATTTTTCGAGCTTGTCCGATATCGGCCTGAATCTGCCGGCCGGCTCTGTCGCCAAAATGGCGCAACTGTATGCAATGGATGACCAACAAGGCGGCGTGACTGCTGCCTCGATGGCGACTCCCATTCAGTTCTTGCAAACTTGGCTCCCGGGCCTTGTCCGCACGAATACTGCTGCTCGCAAAATCGACGAACTTGTCGGTATCACGACTGTCGGCAGTTGGGAGGATGAGGAAATCGTTCAGCAAATTCTTGAGCCCATTGGTAATGCCATTCCCTATGGTGATTACACAAATGTGTCACTGTCGAGCTGGAACGTAAACTATGAGCGCCGCTCTATCGTCCGCTTTGAAAAGGGTCTGAAGGTCGGTGTTTTGGAAGAGGCTCGCGCCGCTAGGGCTCGCATCAACAGCGCCGCTGAAAAGCGCAACGCCGCATCTATGTCGCTTGAGGTGCAGCGTAATGCAGTTGGGTTTTATGGCTACAATTCAGGGGTTAATCGTACCTACGGTTTCCTGAATGACCCTAGCCTGCCTGCATATGTGACTGTTGCTGCTGGTGCATCGGCTAGCACGCTGTGGAGCCAGAAGCAGTTTTTGGAAATCACCGCTGATATCCGATCCGCTGCTGCTGCCCTGCAAACTCAGTCGCAGGATACCGTGCCGATGGATGGCCCGCTGACCCTGGCCGTGCCGACGAACAGTTATGCCTATCTGACTACCGTTTCGTCTTTCGGCAATTCGGTGATGCAGTGGATTAAGGAAACTTATCCGAAGATGCGCGTTGTCTCTGCCCCTCAGCTTAATGCCGCAAATGGTGGTGCCAACGTGTTCTATCTGTATGCTGAGTCGGTTGACGATGGCAGCTCGGATAATGGCCGCGTGTTCGACCAAATCGTGCCGGCCAAATTCCAATCGCTGGGCGTTGAAAAGCAGTCTAAGGCTTATGTCGAAGATTATGCTAATTCTACCGCTGGCGTCTTGCTCAAGCGGCCGTACGCTGTCTGCCGCCGATCAGGGATCTAAAATTTCTGAGTAATTAAGCTATGCGGAATGGGTTTATATCTATTCCGCATCTTTAATTATTTAGTGTACAATCAAAACACCTAAACTACAGAGTATCAATAAATGGCTCGTCCAGCAAAACAAACCTCAGAATCTGTTGCTCATGGCAAATCATACTGGGTTTACTCTACCCTGGCAAATGATAATCGCTATGTCGAATGGATCAATGGCGGCGGTGAACTATCGTACGAAGGTCGGTCTGTGCTAATCCGTGGAGGTGCGGGGGTTATGAATGACCGCATTATCACCCCAATGGGCATTGCCACCGAAGTATCTGAAGATGATCTGTCTGTGCTGAATAAGTGCCCAGTGTTCAAGGTGCACAAAGATAACGGGTATATCCTGATTCAGGAAAATTATTCCGAAGTCGAGGCTGTTGTCACCGACATGACGGGACGGGATAAGTCAGCGCCGATTACTCCTAGCG